GCACGACCGGAAGTGACCTTGCACAGGTTGCCACGATTGTTAATGAAACGGTGCGTGTTACACAGCTGACAATTACCACAGTTGGTTTAACTTTGGCAGGTAGATACCGCTACGAAGTGTACGGACAGAATTCTTCAAGCAATACAAATCCTACCAATGCCGCAGTTGTTGGCATTGTTGAGCGTGGATATGCTGTTTTAAATGACAATACAAGTTGGTTTGACGTACCTGTCAATACCATTCCAAATGATATAATCTATGAACCATAACGAATCAAATATAGTTTCGCTGAAGCTTAGTGAATACGTAGCCAAGAGCGATGCGGAAAAAGTAGACCGCAAAGGTTGGGTAAACTACGGAGATCAAAACGACTTTCCGCAGTATCTACGTGACCTATCGCACGAATCACCGGTGCATGGTTCACTCGTTGTGGCTATTGGTGACATGATTGCAGGCAAGGGCATTCAGTCGGATCAATATCAAGCGGAATTAGATGCCCTGAACATTGATACTTTGACTTATGCGGCTGCGCATGATTTAAAGTTATTTGGTGGTTTCTTCATCGAAGTAATTTGGAGCAATGACCGCACTGTCATATCAAAGCTAAATGCTATACCATTCGAAGAATGCCGTATTGCTATCAGTCAGGAAGACGAAAGCGAGATAGGAATTTTTCACAGCTACGATTGGTCAAACATTCGCAAAAAGAAAAACACTCCTGAGTTCATTCCTAAATACAACTACCTCACACGCGAACAAGAACCAAGACAAATCTATTGGTGCTTTACGTACACAGGTAGTGATTCATACCCACGACCTGATTACTGGAGTGCGATAAACTACATTGAGTTAGATAAGCAGATATCTATATTCCATATCAACCAAATCTCAAACGGTCTTTTCCCTTCGACAATCATCAACTTCTACAATGGACAGGCAACACCTGAACAGAAGCAGCAAATGATGTTGGATTGGGAAAACAAAATGAGTGGTGCGCGTAACGCTGGCAAGGTGGTTATGTTCTTCAATGAACGTGATCAACCTAAGACCGAAATCACTCCATTCCCGGTAAATGATGCCGATAAGCAATATCAGTTAATGAATGATACTGCTACGCAAAAGATTATTACAGCGCATCGTGTCACTACACCACTGCTATTTGGTATTCGCGAGAATACTGGTTTCGGTAGCAACAAAGATGAAATGGCTATCGGTTTGGAGATATTCAACAAGCAGGTGGTAGAACCATATCAGGCGAAAATTAATAAGAGCATCGAAGAATTGTTGGGCAATCAGCTGCCGGGTGTAACCTTTGAGATTGTGCCTAACACACCTTTGGTTATTGAGCAGGTACAAACAGCAAAAGCTACTGAAACAGTAGTCGAAGCTGCTTCTACATCATTAAATACTGACCAAATCACTTCGATAGTTCAAACCGTTCTTTCTGCTGCGTTGCCTCACTTAGTGGGTGAAAAAAAAAAAGTAGATGCTGCTGAAGAAAGCTACCAGCCAACTGATGAAATGGCTGCTGAAGCTGAACTTGGTTTAAAGTGGCGAGAAGAATATGGTCGCGGTGGAACTGAAGTAGGTGTGGCGCGTGCGCGTGACATTAGCAACAAACGCAATCTTTCATTTGATACTGTCAAAAGAATGTATAGCTACTTTTCAAGACACGAAGTAGATAAGCAAGCGAGCGGATGGAATCAAGGCGAAGAAGGATTTCCTACAGCAGGTCGCATAGCGTGGCAGTTGTGGGGCGGTGATGCTGGTCAAGGTTGGGCAGCACGCATTGTTGAGCGTGTAAACAAAGAAGAATTGCAGGATATACACGTAGCTGAAGCATTAATCGAATTAGGCGAAGATGCTACAAGCGACATGATTCTAATTGATGCCTACAATGCAGATGATGAAATCGAACACGCATTCGCAGTCCGCACAGGTGCGGCAAGACCAGCTGCAAAGAGTGAGCAAGATGCTATTATCGATGGCAAATACTTTATTACTCGTTACGTTTACGCAGGTGACTTTAGGCATGATAATATGCGCCCATTCTGCCGCAAGATGCTTGAAGCAGGTAAGCTTTACCGCAAAGAAGATATAGTCGCAATGGAAAATGTTGCAGTTAATCCCGGTTGGGGGCCTGAAGGCGCAGCTACTTATGACATTTGGTTTTACAAAGGCGGTGGAAACTGCAAACACTTTTGGGAAAAGCGAGTATATGTAGATGCAAGTGGCGCAAAGATTAATCCTAATGATCCTGATGCGCAGCGTATCGCAGTGGCAATGGCTGAACGCATGGGATATAAGGTGCGCAACGATGCACGTGTAGCAAAATTGCCTATTGACCAAGACAATAACGGCTTCCTACCAACCAATCCTATATACGGAGATAAATAAACAAAACTATGGCTGAAGTATTACTAATATCCGAAAACTACGTGAAGAAGTACACTACTATAAACGGTAGTGTAGATCCAAATCTTCTTTACCCATCAATCTATTTGGCGCAGGACAAATGGCTACTTCCCTTTTTGGGCACTGACTTGCTGAATAAGATAAAAGCTGATGTTGCTGCAGGTACAATAAGCGGTAACTATGAAACGCTACTTGAAGATTACATTCAAAAGATGCTGCTTTGGTGGGTGATGGTGGATGTAACTCCGAATCTTTGCTATCGCATGGACAATGGAACGCTGGTTCAACGTCAAAGCGAAGATACTGTGCCTATTTCCGACTTAGTTATGAAGGATATGATAGACCGGGCACGTCAAAATGCGGAGCATTATACGACTTTGTTAGTCGATTACTTGTGTGCGAATAGCAGTTTGTTTCCTGAATATAGCACAGCGCAATGGCCTGACCGTTCACCACGAACTGATGTAACCAACACGCTTAACTATCAGTTTTCATCGGGCAACACATCGACCAGCTTTCGCCCTACCTACTCACGAAATATCATTAACCGTATACCATGAGTGAAAAGAAGACACTGAAACAAGATTACACTGAACGTTTGCGTAAATACGAGCGTGAATTGTCACTTAAACTACGAAGCAATGGCAACAAAGAAGCAGACAAAACCAAAAAGTGAACCGTCAAGTATTACTTACAAGTTCATCCGATACAATCTTCAGTTGTTCGATGGCTTGTGGTCAATACCGATTGCGTTTGCAGTGTTCCTGATTGCAGGTGCATTGAGCAGTGAATACTTTGGTGATGCGCTTATCTCTACCGAATACGTGCAATACATCGTCTTGGCTTCACTCATCATGGTGTTTGCTAACTTCATTACGTTTTTGGGAATTCGTTTCAATTTTAGGGCGCTACAGCGCGAAGTGTATAGCAAAGAAATTAAGTATGAACTAAACACCTATCTCACCACATGGCAAAAGGTTGTCTTGTACCTGCTCTTATATGCATTCTACTTTGCTGCATTCCTGTTTATTTTACGCATGCTGATGATGGCTACTGCGTAAGAACTACGGCTGCATCATTCGTAGGTGTAAAAGAGCGTGGCGGTAACAATAAAGGTTTCAACGATGCCGCGTTGCAGGTATTGATGAAGCAGGAAGGATGGTTGCCCGGTTACGCATGGTGCAGTTTCTTTGTCATGGCTATGCTTAACGAGTGCGGCATACCGAACACCATCACAGGTTGGTCACCTACTGCATACAATAGGCGCGATGTCATATTTACGGATGGCAAATTTGTAAAAACGTTTAGTGATGATGATGTGCTTATCATGACTTTGAGTTATGCAAGCTTCCGTAAACAACGATACAAAGGCATTGGTCATACTGGCATCGTGGACAGGGTAGGCAAGTATTCAGTGCGCACCATTGAAGGTAACACCAATGATCAGGGCATGCGTGATTCACGTTCGCGCGATGGGGTGTACTACAAGATTCGACCACTAACTAAAAACTTACACATAACGCGATGGGGAAAAGGACAAAGCTCTTAATCGGATTGGGTGTTGTGATTGTCACGCTGGTTGTAGTATTTAGCGTGCGTTCATGCAATAAACCCGTAACAAATCCAGCTATAAAAAGGTTACAAGACATCAATGATTCGCTCTACCAAATCATTGAAACCAACAATGCAAAAACGGATAGTCTATTTTTAAAAATTGACAGCTTGAAGATTGAGCAAGACACCATCA